AACATGATAGAGTTCATGAATAACAGATAGGATAATCCTAGTTCTTTATTGATGGCATTCTGTAATTCATTCTTACCCTTGATATTAATAATCTCGGCATTTTTAATGATTATGAGTCTATCATTTCCCTTAGCACCATCCTCTAGGTAATCTTTGAATTTTTGACATCTGATTACCTTATAGGAATCTTGGTTTTTCTGAAAAAATACTTCTACCATGGTTCCCTTATAATCTTTAGGTTGGTATTCTTTCCAAGTATTTACCTCAGATACTCCCTTTATATTTTTCCCATATAATGCCCATACCAAGGCATTCAGTAAAGTTGATTTCCCAAAACCATTAGGGGCTTTGATAAGAACCGTACAATCTTGGTTTAATTGTAAACTGAAGGAATCTATAGAACAGAATCCCTGTATATTTAACCTTGTAAATGTCAACATGATTCAGCTTTGTTTAAAGTATCAATTAAAAGTTGTTTCTTAGCATCATCCTTTATGCCTTTCTCCCTTAAATACCTTTTTGCTAGAGTTTTCTTAGAAACTTGCTTAGTAATCTTATGGTTTATATTTACTTGAATACTAGTTTTCTTGGGTAAAATGGTATAATAATTGCCATCATCATTAATTTCATCTTCGGATTCAACATCTACGAATTTTGGGAATCCTTTCAGTTCTATAAATTCCATAGATAAATCCGAATAAAGTTTCCAATATCCCAGTTTACAATCTTTATCGGTTCTTCTTTGTTGTAAAGGAGCACCAATCATATAAACCTTCTTTGATAATCTTTGTGGTTTGTGTATATGACCACAAATAATTAAATCAAACCTATTCAGTACATTCAGATTTAGATTTTCTACTGAATCAATTTCTCTGCCATCCGTATCTTTTGCTCCAGGATAATCAGTATGAAGCATAAGGATATTATCAGCATTCTTATCAAGCTTTATATTTTTCAGATATTCAGATAAACCTACATTGTGATCTATGTATGGTATACCGTATACTACTGCATTCATACCCAGACATCTTTTACCATAATCTAGGTTCACTATCCCAAATTGTTCTAAGAACTTAACCCATGAAAAAGGTTTATTACCTATAAAGCTAACTTTCTTTAAGTCGTGGTTTCCTGATATAGAGAATATCTCTACCTGGTTTTCTCTTAACTCTAATTCCTTAAATTTCTCATAGGTCAATTCCATAAGATCTTGATCCATAGTTTCTGGCTTATGGAAGAAATCTCCACAGAATAGTGCTGGGCAATCATACTCTTTACATTTCTCTTGTATAATCGACAAAACCCTGAAATGATTCAGGGTTCTTTTATTGTCTTCATTGAACTTAGCCCATAAATTTAGGTGTAAATCCGAGAAAACTATTGCTATTACTTGTTTCTTCATATTAATCCAATCTTGACATTATCATGTGTATTCTGTCGTAGAAATCTAATTGGGGTACTACTAATATATCTATTACACTTAAAGTACTCCACTGAGTTAACAGGTTACCCATTATATCTGACATCTGAGCCTGATAATATCTATTTATGATTCTCTTCTTATTGTCTTCCATTGGCCATTCTTTCATATTGTACATACTCAAGGGAAGGTATATTAATAAATCACATTGTTGAACTGTAAGATCTTTGCATATATCTAAGAAAGCATCTACTTCACATTCGGGAATATTAGTAGATTGTTTATATATGAAATAAGCTGCTAAATCTACATAACTACGGTCTGTTACAAAAGTTTCTTTATCCTTAAAAATCTTATTTCTCAGATTCAACAATTGATAATCCTTGTTTATGAGTTCTCCACATTCTTGGTGTAAAAACTCAGCATGGTGCATCTCTTTTGTATCTGGCATTAAATCTGACATACTACCAGATATAAAGGGTATACCATATTTGGTTTCTATGAACTTTGCCAAAGTGGTTTTTCCTATTCCACTTGGCCCTACAAACATAATTCTTTTCATGATAACAAATCTTTAAATGGTTTCATAAATTCATTTGTCATAAAGGATGCTAAAGAGTATTCGATACAGACTTCTTTGAATTTCTTGTATTTTATCTCCTTATTAGCAAACTTTTTCATAGGTAACTTGGATAATGGTACTTCTTTTTGAAATAATCTTAAATCTATAAGCTTCTTATTCCTTTCTGCAATCTCTACATGAGAAGTTTGATGATGATGCTCTAGAAATTTATCCAAAGTACCATATTCGTCCAATATTTTCCTAGCTTTTACAGGACCAATACCTGGTATACCTTTAATATCATCCGAAGTATCTCCCACCATTGAAAGGTAATCTACTGTTTCTTCAGGAGAATACCCGAATAGTTCCTTACAATTACCCTGATGAATCATCTCATCTTTTCTTGGATTGTTTATCTTTACGTCTTTACCGATAAGTTGATTAAAGTCCTTATCGGATGATATTATGATTACCTTCTCAGTGGGTTTTTTATTTAAAACTAGGTATGCTAAGAAATCATCTCCCTCATATTTAGTAGAATTATGCTTATCAAAAACATATTTAATTCTTAGGAGCTTAAGCATACCCATAATAATACGTTTTTGAGATTGAAGAGATTCATAATCTACTGAAATATTTTTCCTATGTCCCTTATAATCTGGTAACAAAGCATCTCTATAAGGAGAGTGTCCATTATCAAAGGTTATAATAACTTCATCTGGGTCCCACCTATGTAAGAACCCATGTAATGATCTAAAAAATCCGAATATTGCCCCACTCGGTTTGCCATCGGTAGATTTAAGTTTTTCGAATTTATGAAAACTTTGATGTAATATATTCTCGCCGTCAACTAATAATATTAATTTTTTATTTTTCATATTTATTTTTATATTTAATATAATAATCTGATATTAGTTGATGTCCCAGCCCGGTTATCTCTGATACCTCTTTTCTAGTAAACCCCATACCTATCAACTTAGGTATATATGACCTTTGAATCTCTGTACCTTTGATACATTTACCTTTTAATTTGTTTACCATCCTCCCATCCCTAGAAGCTTGAGACATATTGTCTTTTTGTGTACCCCAATAAAGGTTCTTAACTGAATTATTAGTAGGTACATTATCTTTATGGCAAACATAGGGTAAATTTTCGGGATTAGGTATATAAACTAAAGCCACTAATCTGTGTAATAACCATTTTGTAGTACCTATACCTGGTTGAGATAATCCTACTATATACCTCCCATTCTTATTTAGATGAGGTTGTTTTAAGTGATATCGTTTACTTAATATACCCTTACCATTAACATCCCACCTTGAATATATTTTACCTCTCTTAGAGATGTGGTATCCTGGATATCCTGGGATATTATCATGAAGTATTTTATTCTGATACTTACCTTCTCCATGAATATAGATTTGAGAAGTCCAAGACAGACTACCTATCTTATTCTTGGACCTTGTAAATTGTGTTTTCTTACTCATCTTCTTCCTCCTCTTCGTCTTCCCCTTGAACATCTTCTACTGGGAAGAGGTTAATATTTAATGATTCTAATTTCTTCTTAGTAGTTCCAATAGTATTTATACCAGCTTTTCTTAATAGCTTACGTCTTAATTCATCATTCTCTTCTAGTAAAGCTAAAAATTTCTCTTCTCCTCTACAAAGGGTTTCTCCTTTATATTTATAAACTCCACCATTGGATTTTTCTATAATCTCCTCCTCTATAAGGATCTCATTTAACCAATATATCTTATCAAAACCCACATCATGATACTTAGGATTATTGTATACAGGAGCAGCTTTTATAGTTCCTCTTGGAGGAGCAACTTTATTTTTCATAGTACGAATCGAAGTTACTCTACCAATTTTTCTTTCCTTTCCCTTTATCTTCTTCGTTAGAGATTTACCTCCGTATAATCCTATTCTTTGAGAAGCATAGAACTTTAAAGCAGCTCCTCCAGGAGTAGTATCGGGATTTTCAAACATACCAGCTTTTAGATTAGTACGTAATTGATTAATATAAATCTGAGTTACTCCCAAAGAGTATAACATTTCATTTCTTATACGGAAATATTTATATATAGCTTTTGCTCGATTACCCATATCTGCAGAAGCATTACTCATTTCAGAATTGATATTTATTTCTGTGTCCAAAGCAGAAACCGAATCTAAGATGAGTAGTATAGGCTCATTATTTACTAGTTGACTTCTCCAATATAATGACATAGATGCCACCCAATCGGATATTTTTTCTATAGCCGTTTCTCTATAGATAATTACCCTATTTAGATCTAACCCATTAATCTCAGCCCAAGAATTAGTAAACGATTGTTCGGCATCTATCCACAAAACTACTCCATTCAAATATTGACAAGAGTAAGCAAAATCATAAGCCATCAAACTTTTACCAGAGGATTCAGTACCAAATAATTCTAAAATCTTCCCATAAGGGATTCCTCCTCCTAGTACATGATTAAAAGCTAAAAACCTAGATGGTAACCAGGGTAACTTAGAATCATCTTCTTCTGCTGCTATAGAAAAACCTGAGAATTTCTTCTTCATCTCATTCAGAGATGGTACTTTTATTTTCTTCCTTGCCATAATTCTTTAAATTTTAATTGAATACTCTTTTGAACAATATGCCTACTTATACCTAAGCTTTTAGCTATATCAGTAATACCATTACCTTCTGCAAACATTTGAGAAATCTTTTCAAAATCTCGATCTTTCCAAGCAGGATTCTTTTCTCCTCTTAATGATCTACTATCTCGAATCATTTGCTTCATGTTCTCTTCTTGTGTACACCAATAAAGATTACTAACCCTATTATTCAGGGGATTATTATCTTTGTGACCCACACAGGGTAAATTTTCTGGATTTGGTAACCAAACAAAAGCAACTAATCTATGTACATACCATTTCTTACCTTGTATTTCTACCCGATAATATTTAACATACCTACCGTTTGATAATGAGTATCTGTTTCTTAGTACCCATCTATCCTTATATAAACCTCCTTTAGTATTACCTGGTATGTGTCTAGTATATAATTTCCCATTACGAGAAATATAATATCCTGGATGTCCAGGGATGTTATCATACTTTGCCATACTGTAATGTATTAACATAAATAAAGGAGATAACCAATTTCTTGAATTACCTCCTCTACCAACCATTTATAAAACCAATTTATCAAATATCTGACTTATACTTTCTCTTTTTCTTCTTAGGCTCATCGTCATCCATGTAATGATCTTTATGAATACCTTTCTTTTTCTTCTTTGGTTTTTCATCCTCTTCATCAGAATCTCTTCCTTCTTTTAAGAATGATGCCAAAATTTCTTCCAGTTCATCGTAATCTTTAATCTGAGATCTTACTATGGATTCCAAATCTACGTTACCTGAATACTTCTTGTCAATTTTAGTAGGTTTACATGCACGAGCTGAATATGTAGTATCATTCTTACCTGAACCAGAACGGATAATTTTTATATCGTATCCAGTTCTTGGGTCTGTCATATCTCCAGCTTCGTCTTCATCCAAGTAAAGGTCGATAATATCCTGGTATACTGATCTTGGGATTAATACTCCCTTATCTTTTCCTTCATAATCTACCTTAGTACCTTTCTCATCTGAATATACTATTCCACCCACTACGTATTTTCTTCTTGGTACCAGCATCTTTGCAAGTTCCTGGTCATCTGGGTCTTTTGAGTTTTTCAGTTCCTGATACTTTTCCATAAATGGGCAGGGTTCATCAAAAGTAGCCGGGGAAATAACTCCTCCAAGATCTTTATTCAGATAGAACTGAATCAATTCAATACCCAATTCTTGATCATCGCCTGGGGATTTGATTCTCATTCTTAAGGTTCCCTCTTTAGGGAATACCAATCCACTACCATTACCCTTGGATTCTAATTGTTTTTTCCGGGCTAACATCTTATCTTTAGTAGTCATGCCACTAGAAGATAATTTCTTTTTCTTTTTGTCCTTATCTTTAATCATATCAATCTAAGTTATTGGGTTCTGAATATGAAATCTCATTTAAAGCTAATACGGTGAACAGACCCTTTTCATAAAAGGGTTGTAATTCCTGAGGTAAACAGTTTTTATCGAATTGATGTTCTTTACCAGCATACAATCCATATTCGATTATACGACCGATTTCCACGTGGTCCTTGTAAGTTTGATATTCTTCTGTGATTACACCAGATTTAATAACAACACCCTTACGAGGAACTCCTTCCTTTACCATATCCGGAATAATAATACCAGAAGCAGTGGTATTAATCTCTTTGGGAGAATATACCAAGATTTTATTTTCTACGGGTAAACCTGGAATACTATTACCAAGCTTCTTAGCTACTAGAGTTGATATAAGTTGTAAATTATACATAATTTATAAAATTTAGTTAGTAATCTTTTATAGTTCCTACTGTAACTTACGGATATTGGCATTAAGAGTTCTTAAGATGCCCTCTCTACTCTCATAAGCTTTACAGATAGCTATAAATTTATTAGCTTTAGCTGCAGCCTTTAGATACCTTTTGCAAATAGATTTATATTTGGGGTTTATATTAGCTTTATGAGATACGTAATCATTATTGAACCTCTCATTGGAATCTTTTATAAATACCCATGCAGCAGAATATGCTTCCTCTTTTTCTCTTGCTAAAGCATCTCTTTGTTTTATATACTTATCTCTTAATGAAGCAAGTATATAATAACTAGAGGGAGAATCCTTTAGCTGAGAATTTAATAAGTTCTCATTGATAGATAATTCCTTTTGAATATCTATTTCTAAGGTTCTACCCTCAAATACTACCTTAAGTTTATTTATCTCGGTTTTCATCTTTCAACTTAAAAGCTTTTTTCATATCTTCAGCAGAATACATGCCATTCTCAATATCTCTCTTTACTTGTAAGAAAGCAATATTAGCTTGGTGATCCAACCTTGGGTATTCAGTAAGAGATTGATACTTATCAAGTAGTTCGTATATTGAATACAATCGTAAATCACAAAGATAATCTATACCAGCTATCTCAAGTAATTTCATGAAGATTACATAGAATCTAAGAATAGTATCATCAAAGCATTCTACAGTTTCCTCATCCATCTTAGCCACAGAATGGGTTCTAAGGGATTCAATATTTGAGTTAAGGAACTTAAGGTGCTTTCGAATAGAAGTAATTAATCTCCTATCCTCATGATGTAATCTTTTGTGTAATCTTTCCAGTATGTCATCCATTTCTTGAAAAGATTGTTCTAATACTCCCGATAACATGTAAGTTACATTAATTACCTTATCGGCTCCCTTTCTTAATTCGTCCTGTTCCATAATCTAAAATTTTAATTAGTTATGTTGTCATAGTATCTTCCATTTTCGTTTCTGTAGCGGTAGATACCGATTCTAAATGATTTATATAAGATTTACAACTTGGGCAAATGACTACCTTAAAATAAGAATAATCACTGTTTTTATTAAAAATACTCAGAGTTTCACTACTATCGTATTCAAATTCACAATCACATACTGGGCATTTAGCTCTCCATACCGTGGGTCCGTTTAAAATCTTCTTCATATTGTTTCATTTGTTTGTTAAAACGTTTCTTATACTCTGAAATAGGTATATGTTTATATTTCTTATGCTCTTCCATGTATTCTTCTACTGAAAAATCGGGTTCAAGCATTTTCCTATAATCATAACCTGGGATAAAGGGTAATTCTTCTGCCATCGATCTACCTATGACAAAGTCCATGTCCATAGTGACATCGTCTATCTGAAAACCGAAATAAGGCTTAGTTAAAGGATTTCGATAAATTTGCCACATCTCATAAATACTCCAGGTATTTATATTTTCTGGTTTAGTGATTTGGTAATTAGCATCATGAACCAAGCATACTGATTTTGTAGGAGGTAATTTTCCTTGTCTCATAAGGTAGTATATTAATATACTTCCAAATAAACACATATCTGATGCTGCAGATTGACAATTGCCAGTAATTAAAGTTCTATATCGTTTATCTTCACCGATTACTCTTGTAAAGAAAGCCCCCGATTTTACAGTAGGACACCATACTTTACCTACGTATTTCTCTTTCGTCAGATTATTTTCTGAATTGTAAGTATTCTTGGTGTTTACTGATTTCCTAAAATTAGAAAATTTTACTCCATAACTAGTTTTAGTAGCCCGTACAAACTCTTGGCCGTATTTACTGGGTTTCTTATCTTTAAAATAAGATAGGTCACCTTCATGAGATAATTCATACATACTTGAAGTGTTGTTACAAAGTACTACCAAAGCCTGGAGTAATTCTCCTTGAGTTTTATCTCCGGTTGCCAATACCGACCAACCATCTCCTAACCTCATATTCTCTAATAAGATACTTAATTGAGGGTTAGTTAATCGAGTTAATAACCTCATATTTAACTTACGTTCAGGAACTAACCTATTAAGTTTATAAACAAATCCTGGGTCTCTTATTTCCCATATTACTTGATTCTTTTCTCTACGGGAGAATTCTACATCTAATTCTTCCATGATAGAATCAATAATATCTACCTTGTGAGGATTTGCAGTATTACTCTGACATATTCTTACTATATTACCATTCTTCAAATGACCATCAGTAAGATACCAACCTAAAAAAGCTACATAAGCATCCGAATATCTAGCTTTCACTTGATTATTATGAGGAGCTCTTATTGGGATAGCATAAGGCTTATCTGAATTATATAATTCTTCAGAAGTTAATACTTTAGTGTTATCTAACTTAGATATTTTATTTGGTTTAGTAACTACCCATCTATGGTCTGGAGTTGATAGTACGTCTAGATGTTTTGTCTTTAACCTAATCATATCTCCATCATAATCAAATACATTTACCCTTTCAACCTTTTGCCATTCTGATTCTCCTATGTCCCGATTAAAAGCTAATATCTCATCACCAACTTTTAAATCTTCATAATTTACCCATCCCTTAGTTTTACTAAGGGCCTGGGATGATGGTAATAAGCAAGGAAAATTCAAGGCTAATCGTAAAGCATAAGCTTCTTCTCCTCTATCTGAAGAATAAATTTGGGGTAATCTTCGTTTTCTACCAAATAAAGAAACTAAGTACCCATTCTTTCTAAGGAACTTCTCTTGTTTCTTTAAGAAGGTTTTTAACTTAGGATGTTGACCAAAGAATATATCCATTTCCTTTTGGGCTTCTTCTGGTGTAACTATGATACCAGATTTGGGGTCAGATAATTTTACTGCTAGTAATTTAGCACCAATTCCATAAATAAGTCCAAATGCAATCTGTTTAGCTTGCTTTCTCCTTACCTTCCATATCTTATGATCTGGGTGATTTTCATCCTCATATATTTTTAAAGCTTCTTCATAAGGAACATGATATTTGGTAGCAGCAATTGCCAAGTGAGGGTCCTGACCAGAGTTAAAAGCATTCAGATAAGTTTCATCTCCAGATAAGTGAGCCATGATTCTTAACTCTGCCTGGCTAAAGTCACTAGCAATATAAAGGGTTCCTTTTGGAGCAACTAATTGTTTCTTTATATTTGGGTCTACTGATGTCTTGGGTATTTGCTGAGCATTGGGCTCTGCTGAAGATAATCTTCCCGATGTAGTTCCATGAATAAGGAATCTTCCGTGTAGTCTATCATCATCTTGAGTTTTCTCATGCCAACCCTCTATATAGGTTTTATACATTTTCTCTAAACCTCTCAACTCTAATAAACTATCCAAGAATATTGCCTTTGGTGAATCAGGTTTTTTGACAGTTAATCTTAAGTTAGTAAGAGTTTCTTCATCAGTACTTGGTTTACCAGAATCATTCTTTTTGATTACCTCAAAATTAAATCCTTCCTCTGAATACATTAATTGAGGTAAATCTACTGAACTACCTAAACTTACAGATCTAATTAACTCTAATTCCTTTTTCGTAGTAAAAACTCCTGCTCGTATATTAGCAATCTTTTGTTCCCTAGATTGTATCTTTCTCTTATCTACTCTAGGGTCTAAATTTTCTATCTCTTCCTCTAATTTAGCAATGTATTTTTCAATCTTGGATTGATTATATAGTTTAGTAAACTTCTTTACTTTAGGCAAATTATATATTGCTTCCTTAGCTGCTTCTATCTTTGGTAAGTAGGAATCTAACAATTCTTGGTTGAATGCCCTATCTACATATAAACCATTCTTTTCTACAGAAGTTAATACCCTAGAAGCAGTCATGATTAAATTACGGTAAGTATTATATAACCCCAAGTCAATTAGCTTCTTTTCGAAGAAAAGCATTAATCTAAGAGTATAATCAGTATCTTGACATCCATAGTGGCAAAGAGGTTCCATTTCTTTTTTATCCCATGGAATCTTATCGAATTTATCTTGCTTTTCATAATCTCCGTATTCTGGTAAATACCTTCTTACCATAGACTTCAAGTCATTGGGTTTTTCTTCATTCAAGAGATATTTAGCAAGCATACCATCCAAACATACTCCTCGATAATAGATATTATACTTCTGAAATATCTGATCATCAAATTTATAATTCCAAGCAACCTTAACTACATTTGGATTTTCAATTACTTCTTCACCAAATTTACGAAGCATCTTTTTCCAGTTCCATCCCTTAGAAGTATACTTTTTAGTTTCAAAATGATCTAATGGTATAGAACATCCAAAACCTGGTTGAAAAGTAACTGATAGTATGGTAGGTTTAAAGCTTTTGTTATAAAGAGGTTCTGCATTTGTTTCGAAGTCTACAGAAGCATAACCTGTTTGCTTACAGCATTGAATAAGTTTCTTTAGCTCTTGTTTATTGGTTATAATCTTATATTTCGTTTCCATACTAGAAGTTTTTTAAATAAAATAAGGAAGTATATCTTCCCAGACCTACTTCCTTAAACCTGATATAAGTTACTTTAAATCATTTTACGAAAATGACATCAAAACAAAATAGAAATAAAGTATGTATTTATATAATAGTATCCTCAAATACTCTTAGAGAACTGGCTAACTTATCCCAGTCTTTTTGATAAGTATGTAATGAGTCTATGGTGTGATACAAATAACCTGGTTTTACTCCAACCTCTTTAGCTACATATTCCATTAGTCTCCATGCAAGGTATACATCATTACCAAAGTGAGTAACAAAGTCCGAACTTCTTTGGTGATAGCAAATGTGTAATACCTTTTCTCCTTTACCATTCTGACGGATAAGGAAGTCATAATACATAGAGCAGGGTATACGTCTACTACCATCATACCAATCGGTATCTAATCCGTCCATATCACCATTGAATATTGGTAATACTGCTTTACGAGTGTCATTATCGTCCTTCAGTAATCTTATCAATGGTTTAATAACATGGATGATTCTCTCATTATAGGTATAATCAAATTTACCATTTACCAAGAACTGTTCCCATAAATCTTTTCTTAATTCCCAAGCTTTACCTGGATTAATTATATCAGAGGTATCAATCCTTTCTTGGAACTCAGCATCTGCCCATTCCCTAGACCTTGAATAGAAGAATAACCACGTTGGATCTTGCAAAGAAGTTAAGCAATATTGTTGGCAAATGATCTCTTTAGTTACAAAATCTTCATTACCTTCAATATTCTTATTCTGGTAAGTCTTTGGTTTTACAGTTTGACCATAACTGTTGAGTTCTCTGCCCATTTCAGACATTAACTCATAACTACTGCTATAAATTCTCATTTCTTCTGTTTTAAAAGTTTCTTCTTATATGCTTTACGTTGAGAGTAAGAGATTACATTCTCGGGATATTCGATATCTTCATATTCAAGAAGTAATTCCTTTGCTTTCATAGATTTATATGTTTCCTTATATAAATCTGGTCGAAGCACTTTAAAACTTCTAAAGAATACCTTAAAACTAGAGAAATCTTTCTCTTTACCGTTTTGAAATTTATCAAATACCTCATTCAACCTCTTTATCCAAGGATTTTCCTTATCAGTTCCCTTTAATACCTTCTTCAAAGGTTTATGAGTATGATACATCAGAAGTGTTTCTACATTCCCATACATTTGAGTGGCAAATAAATTGATTTGTACTGATTGTTCTGGTCCGTACACATATTCCGCCATTCGTTGTATTAGTAAGAAGTCGAAGATTAACCTTTTTGTTATCTCGGATGCCCTGATTACCATTGTAATAACAGGTATGTCTTCCCCAAATCGTTTGGAGAATGTAGCAGCAATTAAACATTGTTTACCGTTATCGTGATGATTATTAAACATATAAGTAACGTTGTAATTCTGATTATACTTGGTTTTTAGTACTCTCAGCTTACTACGCAATAAATCAAGCTTATTGAAATCAATGTAATTGTTCAGTAAGCTTGTCCACTTAGTCTCTTTATAATTGAAACATCTACCATAATCAAAGTCTGGATCTACCCAAGCTTTACGTATTTTTATAAATACGTTATATACCACAGCTACTCCACTGTTTGCGGTAGCACCTTTTGCAAATAAAGATGGTTCTAGTCTTAGAAATCCTTCATTTAACTTTTCCCATGCTTCTTGTGAAGTAGCAAATTCTAATGAATGAATTTGCTCTTCTGTATTAAGCTCTAAGCCATTTAATTGTTTATTCCAACCTGACACAAATACCTCCTTTCATTAATATTGTGTAGTGATTCTCCATTCATTCAACCGTTCTTTCTTGAAATACAGCTCGTATATACCCAATGGAGTAAATCCCATTATTGATAGAAATCCCATATAATAATAGAATGCCTCTACCAGCCTATCCTGGAATTCTAGTTCTTTAGTTATTACTGGTGACTGTTTCCATGTACGATTCTTAAGAGTATTTCTAGCAAGATTCAAAACATACACTATCTGAAACAAAATATTTTTCTCATCAGTATGCAAATTTGGACTCATTTCCTTGAATCCCTTTATATACTCGGAAGTTTTATCCTCAATTGTTTCGGATATTAGCTTGAAATTTTTGAATATACTACTAACGGCATCTATCTCTAAAATCATATGAATGCCGAATGCCATTACATCTTCTAAGTTTTCTACTGCCTTTTGCCCTTTAGTCAGTTCTTTGTTTGCCCAACTATAGATATCCTCTGGCAATATATTAGCATATATCAGAGCTGATAAGAAGAATCCTATTGCATCTGCTTGTTCTTCATTAGCATTCTGTAGATTGTTGATTATCTGAATCTCTTCTATGTCGGTATATAAATTGGTATTCCATCCCTTGTTTTCTAGAATACCATTTATATTAGAAGTAGATTCATAACCCTCCATTAACTCCTCTACTACTTGAGATATAAGGGTTTTCATAAGAGATTGATTTTTAGTACTGTTAATATCCATGGGATATTCTGGTAACCTTTCTAAGGGTTTATAACAGTCTAATTGACGATAGCCAATCTCATACATATTCTCAAGTTCAAGCCCCTGTTTGATTTCAGGGGCTTTTTCTTTCAGATTAGAAATATCCATAGTAACTATTCTTTTTCTGGTACTGTATGATAAGAGAATAAATGTAATACTTGAACTAATACACTTCCAGCTTCGATTCCAATAATCTCAGAAGTTGGGTTGAATACACTTACCACTACTTCATCTCCTGGAACTTGACCAAGTACTTCTATACCGTATACTAACCCACTGTTGATGGAATTATTTTCTTCATTTGCAGCTTTCAGTACGGATTTAACTGGAGTGAATTCTTCAATATGAATACCAGTTGGTATTAATAACCTTGTGTTCTGACCAAGAACGATGGTTTTAATGTGTCCTTCACTGTTTCTATCTAAGTCGAAAGATACTTTACCAAATCCCTGAGGATTAAAGATTTTGTTCAACCAGTTCCATTTCTGTTTGATTACTCCGCTATTGTATTTCATCAAAATATCAATGGTAAGATCTTCAGGAAGATACAGATAGAATCCCTGATCTGCTTTCTTGGGATATTTTACCTTTCTTGATACAGAATACTTTATATGAGAATTCTCTATCAGCTGTAATCTTCTTTCGTGATCTTCTACTTTAATTTCTAGAGTTTCAATACGTTTCTCATGATTATCCAGTTTAGATTCTGCAGTATCTAATCTAGTATCAAGATTATGTATCTCAGTAGTATGTCCGTTCACTACATTGTTTAAAGTTGAATATCGGTTCTCTAATACCAATATCCTATTTGCTAGTCCGTCTAATGTTGGCATAGTTTTAATATTTAAGAATTAATACCTGTTGATCCGAATCCGTTGTTACCTCTTGTTCCCCAATCTGAAGCATCATTATTGAATTCTCCATTAGTTACTTCTTCGGGTTTTGTAAGATAAAGGGGTACATGAATAAACTGTACTAACTTGGTTCCAGCTTCTATTACTTGAATCTCATGAGAAGTATTATATACACCTATATGAATTTCTCCGGTATATGGAGAATCTACTATCTCAGCAGTATATATAAGTCCCTGCTTAGTTGATATACCAGATTTGTTTGCTGCCATCAGCATAGAATCTCTTGGTTCTAATAAACCTCTGATACCTGATGGGATCAGTATTCTGGTAAATGGGAAGATGTAAATGAATTGTACTTGGTTATTTGGATTATATCCAAGGCTTACTTTACCTGGTTCTGGTGTTTCAGAATGAAACATTAATTGAGAATTAGCCTTTACTAAATCCTGTAGAGTTAAGTCTTCAGGGATATAGAAATCTAAACCTGCATCTCCATCATTTCCTCTTGATGGAGATTTTACGTCTCTTACTTTGATAAATCTAAATCTGTTCATATTATATTACATTGTTTTAAAAGTTGGCCATAAGTTAATTTTGAGGGATCTCCCTTGTGAATACCAAGAGAGTTCATTATCTTTCTTACATCTATGCTTCCATTGCCGCATACATTAGCAAGTATATCCTCTTGTTTTACATAGTAATTTGGGTTGTTAAGGTATACCTTGAACATAGCCCATATCATTTCTATTTTTTGCATTCTTTATAAAGTTCTCTAATACGTTTTCTGGGTACTTCGAATTTCTCAACGGTTTTGGTAATAACTTCTTTTCTTTCTTTCCCTTTCCGAATCAAGCCTCGGATGTATTTCTTGATTCCAACCGTGTCTTCTAATACATCCAAATCCTTGTATTGATTCTTCTGTTCTAGCTCTTTCCTTGTGATATTCATATTCTGTGACATCTTGAATGCACATAATTCTGAGTCTCCGCATAGTTTACATTCTTTAGTTGATAAGTCATAACCAATACCAAAACATGGGTCTGAATTAGAACCCAGTTCTGCAATATTAATAGGTTCTAAAGGATCCTGATTCTTGATATTAGGTAAAGTTTGTTTCTTCTTTGCCATAATTCCCAATTTAAAATTCTTTATGATAATATCTTATGATTTGAACATCCATCATCTCATCTTGATACAGAGTAATATATGAATGTCCTATACCATTTATAAATAGTCCCCTGATAGACAGAAGAATGGGTGGTACTTCTATTTCAGAAGTATATATCTGAACTTTGATTACTAACCCAGATTGAAAATGAATCATAAAATAATATCGAACTTCATCAGACTTATCCCTGGATTTTTTGATAGGAGTTATATATTCTATTCCTATACCATTGAATATATGTTCTGGAGGTATTACAGAACAATTGAATAATGATTTGATTTTTTGTAGAATCTTCATTGTTTATGATTATTAATGGTTAATGCCTCTTAACGTAACATGTAATATACCTTTCCTCCTACGGAGAAAAGGTATATACTCATAGTCAGAAATTATTATCCTTGAAAAGGCTTATGTCTAGGGTACTTATCCCAGAGCTTACTTAACCGGATAACTTTAAGTCCTTGATCTTGATAATACTTTCTTCTATGATTCCCATGCCTACTTAAATAATTCCCGGTATAATGTAAATCATCTAGGTAAACTTTGGATTTGGATTCATCCTTTCTTACCAATCGTCCTAAGAACTGAATTGATTTTTCTTGAGAATCCATACTGGCAGTATTCAACAAATATCTGAGCTTAGGGAAGTTTTTACCTCGAGCAATAATTGTAGTTGATACCAGGATATCTATTTTACCTTCCCTAAAATCTTTCATTATCTGTTGTCTTAATTTAGTATGAGTATTAACATGAACACAGGCAATATTATATTTATTATCTAGCTTCTTTTTAAAGAATTTGCATAGATTTTCACAGTGTGCAATATGCTTACATACTACGAGAGCAGGATATCTACCTTGATTAAGGTTCCATTTCAACCTATCTAATGCCATGGTCCAGGCAATCTTATTATGGGTAATGGAATCATCATATATTTCATTATAGGACATACAATCTGATTCCCAATTACCAAACCAAGGTTTACCTTCTACTGTTTTTACAATTGTCTTTGTTGAATACCCTTTCTTAATTGAGTCCTTAAGTTTAAACTCTGCTAGTACATCGCCAAAGAAACAACGTAAATTCATATTCTTAACTTTATCCTTGGCAAGCTTACTCATATAAATGGTACCAGATAATCCGATTCTAACTCGGGTATTAAATAACCTAGTGATCACATTCTGATATTGCTTACTACCTCCTTGGTCAGCTTCATCGATTAATACCATATCAATCTTAGCAAGTTCATTCTGATAATATTTCATATTCCGAGAAATAGATTGAACCATACCGATGGTAAAATTACTCCAGTTTAAAACTTTACCTTGAACAAAGGTAATATCTTCTCCCGGTAGATATTGCTTAAATTCATCTCTAGCTTGATTTAACCAATCGGAGTCATTAGTTATAAGCAAAGTCTTTAACTGCTTCCTATATGATAAATATAAAGCAGACATAATCAGAGTTTTACCTGCATTTACTGTATAATCTAATACTCCAATCTGAAAAGGTGTTTCACCTAGTTTATTAGATAAGATTGCCTTAACAGCTTTCTCTTGTTCGGGTCTTAATTTATACTTACCTATCTGAGTTACAACTTTACTGACTTTAGGTAAAGGTTGTCTCATATCTACTATGATAGGCTTAATTCCAAGTTCAATACATCTTTTATATACTGAAGGAAGTAAGCCTATCTTAAATTGACCAGTCTTGGTTATATACTTTATTTTGCCATCCCAGTTTTGCATACCCCGTTGCCTAGTACGGAGGTAAAAGGCATTTGGGTGTCTGATAGCAAATTCGTTATATAACTTAATTGCATATTTTAGAGGTATATCTAATTCTGCAACGTTACAATTACGAATTATGATTTTCATATGATTACTGTTACTGATTTACATTTCTTAGGCTCGTCATCGGAATCCTCGTATTCTTTCAGAGCTTTCTTTAAAAGAGAAATGTGATATTCTTCATCAGCAATGAATTTCTGGATAAGATAGGTAACTGGAATATAATCACTTCTCTTTATATAATCTTCTTTTTTATTCAAAGAATCGAATACTTTATAATATTCTTCTAGAGTTTCTTTTTCTGCTTGTAATGATAATCTTAAAGCAGATTCTGCTGAGGTACCAAGATCTATTAGGGGATGTACAGTTAACTGATTATTTCCTGGTATATCCGTATCCATTACATCGGAAGCCTTTAATAAGAAGTCTCCCAGCTTATCATAATGTACCATCTCTACTAATCCGATACCAAGCATCAATTCTCCTATTTCTTCAAACCTAGCCTGATGCTGAGTATACATAAGGATTGAAGCTAATTCTGAATACCTAGTATTCTTGTATAAATCATACAAGGGTAATATTATTTCCTTAGGCCATTTCTGAACTATAGAAATATCGGGGTATTCTACTTTGCTATCGGAATAATCCAAAGCATTTACAGTGGCTTCTGCCATCTCCCCTAAACGATTTTTAAAAGCTTTCATAATTTATTAATTTTTGACCAGAGGCTTCCCTCTACTTTAGGTTCCTCTGATTGTGAATGATTCTTATGTTTAAATAGGTATTTATTATACCTTTCGATAGCCTTGTCATTATACATCTGACTAGGTTCAGGTAAACCATTACACCAAGCAAGTGATTCGAATTGGGAATCTATGAATTGAATTGGGTCCCACCCTTTCTCTGATAAGAACTTATCTAATCTTACAAAGTGTATATACTTATCTGGTTGATTAGTAAAAGATTCATAAATACCAGTAACATCAGCTACTCTTTTTATAAAGTAGTCATGTATAACCTTAGCATTACCAGAATCTTCTTCCATTTCTAAAGTAGCAGAATATAAATCTGAAATCTTTTCCGACATGGCTGATAACCTATTTAAAAGGCCATTATAATTGCCATCCATTTTCTTGATACCTAGTTCGATATATTTAATAAAACCTTCCCGGGTATCTAATTGAAAATCTTCACAGAATTGATTACAGGATTCTGCTATCTTTTTACATACTGCCCAATTTCTTGGTTCGGTTTCCCTTATTTTCCTAACTCCTCTATGCTTTAGCTTTATACGAGTTGCATATATAATATCAGCAACTAAAGTAGCATCTCCCTTAGATGCTAGTAAAATGTTAGAAACTTTCTTAGTTGTCTTATTGTTTGTAACAACTACAACTCTAGTATTTATTGCTTCCTTACGGGCAATAACAAAGAAAGCATCAATCGGAAAATTATATACCTCTAACTGAGATAGGATCTTTTCGAATTGATGCTTAGTTATATGAATAGAAGGATCTCTCATACTCTTTTCTTTCTAAGTTTACCGCACTTTTTACACTTTAATAGGATTTCCCAATAAGTTACATATTCAGTTTTATGTAATACCTCCCAATCATGGAGGCATAGGTATTTAGCTTTTATAGCTTCTAATAATTGTTTCATATCTTTCTAATATTAATTTATATAATATAATAGGAAATCCTTAATCCAAGGAGTTTCTGAGTTTCACTAAATCTTGATAAGATTGGTACCGAGTATTATATATTAACTTAAGTACTGCTTTCTTACCTAAGTCATTTACATCTCGGTTGTCTTTAAATAATATCACCTTAACTTTTTTATAAGCTACTAACTTAAGAGCTAGATTAATAGCATAATCTCTCGCATCAAAATCTAATAAAAGTATGAATCTATCAACTGGAGATTTGATAAGCTGGTTAACTTGGTAAGCACTGATTGCCTTACCCATGGTGGCAATAGCCCTGTCTCCCATAGTAAGTGCATTGATTGCTCCTTCACAGATAAATATCGAGCTATACATGTCGAGGGCATCTTGATTGAAGATAATAAATTCCTTTCCAAGTCCCGTAATATCTTTATTTGGATTATTGTATCTTGGGCCCTGTCCAATAACATTTCTCGCATTGTAATACCTGAGCGTGCCCTTATAATAATATGGTATGATGAGGTACCCAAAAAAAGATCCCTCAGTGGCAACATATCCGATACCATGTTTTGATAATTCTTCGATAGTGAACCCACGGCTCGACATGTAACTTCTAATGCTTCTTGCAACTTGTGATGTTCCTTGATTAATGAGTTTAAACCCATCTGGAAGATAGACGGGCTTAGCATCGGATAATTCAATCTTCTCTTCTGAGAAAGCTTTGTCTGTAAAGTTTCCATTATCTAGAAATTTTAAAAGTTCGGCATAAGTATCAAATCCTTCAACATCCATTACTAGTTGAGCAGGATTCATATGATAATTGCATCTAAAACAATTAGTACGGTACATAGAAAGATTAATTCCCATCTTATGTTCCCTATGACAGAAGGGGCATACGGGTAATTTCATCCAACCGTGTTTATATTGATAAGCGCCCAAGCTCTTAATAAAATAATTGTAGAGCTTGGTTTTAAATTCATTAGTGATTTTACTCATGGTTAAAATGGTAATGGGTCATCGTATTCGGCATATCTTTTCTTTAGCCTACGTAATTTATCTAGGTCTTCGCATTTCAGTACCATTTGCTCAAATAAAGTAACTACCTGTGACCTGAGTGAAAGTAATTCTTTATGTTCTTCATAGGATTCCTTTGAAAGGAAAAGTTCCCATCCTCCCCATTTAGCAGATCTCCCATCTTCAGAGAAGAACTCCCTTAAACTTATATTAAC